TACCGTCAAGCAAGTCTTGATATATCATAACCGTCATAGAACATTAAAACAAAATAACGATGATTTTATTTGTTGCTGTAAAGGTATTTGCTGCTAACCTTTTGACGTTGAGATCACTCACAACTTTATTTGCATGGAATCCCAGAAGCTGCTCACAATCGCCCAAACTGCTGAGCTGCTCAATTGCTCAGCTGGTTTTGTCCGCAAACGCATTTCTCTGACTGAGTCACGTCAGCCCGGTGGCTGGCCTAAGAGCACCTACGTAAACCTTCAACCGAACGGCGCTAAGTCTTTGTTCCGTATCAACAAAGAAGCTCTCCAGGACTTCTTGAAGACACAAGACGAGCAGAAAGAAGTAACTGAAGAAGCTAAAGTTGAAGAAGAAACCACCCCTTGCAGCACGGGTCAGTGCCCTGTCTGAGTTAAATGACTTCTTCTAATATTCAGCAAATTCTTTCCGAGGCAGCTCTAGCTCCCACGGGGGAAATCATCAAAGAAGAAGTCGTAGTAACTAAAGAGGTCAGTGTCGACAATCTCATCTTTGGGATGGTCGAACTGGCCTCTTACCTTTATCACCTAAATACTCAGGCGAATCTTCTTTCGCTGAACCTTGAGAGCCCTAACTCGCTTTCGATGAGTGAGTTCCTCAAGGAACAGTACAAACAGCATTTATGTGACTTTAACCGCATGGCCGAAAAGGTGCGGAGTATGGACTACCTTCTCCCCATGTGCGAGAAAGGGTTGATGGGCGCATACAAGAACTTCAAGAACGTCAAGAGCTATGACTCTCGGGATAGCTTGGTTACTTATGTGCGAAACCTCGAAGACTGTGGCTTCAAAGCAAAAAACTTATACGATACGGCTAGAGAAGTCGGAGCGCCAGACGTTGAAGCGTCGATGGCAGAGATTATTGGCAACCTGTTTGGCGCTGCTGGGAAAATTAAAGCGACCCTTCGTTAGGCTGCTGGCACCCAGCCTCCGTTGGCTGAAACGTAAAGTCCGCTAGGTGCGTCGTTTTTATAGGCGAATGATCCTGTAGCAGCAGCGGCAGGAAATGATCCTGTGAAAACATTTAAGTAAACACCCGAACTGATAATCGAGCTGTTGGCGACAATTGCGCCTGAGGCGATCGTCACATTTGCTGTTCCGGCAGAATCAGCGAAAGCAGCGCCGATCTTAATGAATTGACTGCCGTCCCAGACTCTTAGAAAATTAACACCCGTGGAGTCAACCCAAATCTCGCCCACGGAGTTGCCTGTTTCTCCGGCAGGTGTGCTGTTCGGAGCGCTCGAACCGTAGTGGACCCCCGTCACCTTGCGGATATCACCAACAGAATCTTTGAAATAAAGACCGTTCTCAGCTGCGGCGAAGTTAATTGCAAGTTCTCCAGCCTGGATCGTCGTATCTAAGGGACGGTCAGAAGTGTTACCGGAGCGCTTGGATAAAAGAGTTACTGGTGTGGTTGTCATTTAGTACGTACCTCCATTAATAATGGGGCTGAAAAGCGGAGGAATGGGAGCGCCGTTTGCATAAGTACCCCCGTCATAAATAACTGTACCGCTAGTTCCACTTGGAGCACCATCAATATACTGGCCTCCATCAATAACAGGCCGATTTTCAGGAGGAATAGGCTGAAGAGGATTGAATTCGTCGATGTCAAACATCACGAACCCACTCGGAACTAGAGGAACCGATACACCTGAGGCCAAGGTGTCAAAGTTCAAAACCTTGACCATCGTCGGGTTCATGTCCGAATAAAGGACGTGATCCGGAACTGTTTCACGAGCCGGTGAGTATGCTTCCCACCAGTTCAGAGTCCGAGCTGTTTGAAGTTTCTTGGTTTGTTTATCGAGGTTAATTTCGAAATACTCTCTATAACGACCGTCCATCGGTTCGTCGGTGGGCTGCTGAAGAAAAGCTCCTAAATATTTATAGTTAGGAAACCTGTTCTGCATATCCCACCAAGAGGCGTAGATGTGTTTGCAGAACTTAGGTTGGAAGAAAAGTAAGTTAGGGTCTGAATAAGAGGAAGCCTTAGTGTCTGTGCCGTCGACAGGACCGAGAAAAAGATTCTTGGTGTAAATAAAACCAAAGTCCCTAGTAAAACCAGGGAAATCACGAGTATCGACAGGGCGTTCGCCGTCAAAAGTATTTGTACCTGCATCGTAACTTCCAGGTTTTAAATCTTGTACTCCGGTGTAAGGATAAGTTTTCTTTTGAGCGTACTTGTAAAGATTGAAATCTTCCCTTGCTAAGTAGTCAGGGCAGTTACACCCGAATCTCATAGCCGAAGAAAGAAACTCTCCAACCGTAGGATTACCAAACGCAGGACTTGCGAAAGACTTGTCCTCGATAGTCGTGAAGCTCTTATCTTCAGCAACCGAAAGAAAAAGTGTATCTAAATTAGAAGCACCGGTTGGTACTTGCGGTCCCCCAGCTTTTGTCCCCACAGCAACGACGGTGTAGTTGTTGTAAGTGGTTTTAGGAGTACCGTCTGCTTCGAAACGATCAGAGACGAGCTCTCCAGTCATATCTGAGACTGGAGGACCAAAGTTGCTGCTTAACTCAACACCAATAACTTTATTCAGGATGTCGTAGTTAAAAACGCTTTTGACTGAGAGACCAAGGTCAAGAAGGTTGATACTATCTCGTGGTCTTATGACCACCATTCTCATACCCATGTCCTGCTCAGTGGACGGGAACATGTACATAAGACCAGGGATTTCTGTGCCACCAGATCCGGCCTGTCCATTCATGGCGTACCTGAACGTGTAGTTCAATCCAACCAAAGCCTGGTTGGTGTACATGTACAACTCATATCCTCGACGCCAGCGCGTCCACATAGAGGAATAGTTGTAGTCGTAAAGTACGCTGAAATCTTTGAGGTTTACATCAGGTCTGAACTTCTCGTGCCACGCCATCGGGCGGTCGAGAGACCTTGCAGTATTACTACCCTTTACCTTGTCAAACGAAAAGCTCTGACTTTTAGGTGCGAACCCGTCCCACCCAAAATAATCAGAGCCTTTACGTCGTTTACTCACGGATCAATAGAAACCGCCTTGTGCCCAGAACGAAACACCTGAAGGGCTTAAACCACCCGAAACTGCGACAGGGGAATCACCTAAATAACCGACACCAAGGATGTAACCTTTTTCAAGATACAAAGCCTCTGTGGCACCAAGCTCAATAGGTCGAAGAAGAGCTGTGTCGCCCGTTTGAGGTGTCGGAGCGATTGTCTTAGGAAGTTCGACTCGCTGGATTAACCCCTCAGTGCTACCTGAAAGACCAACAGTAAATTTGTTGATCAGGATGGGAGAAGCAGTAGAAGGTGCAGCCTGGTTCGGTGCATACACATACAGACCAAAAGCTGCTGCGCGTACACCGCCATCATCCGGATAGCCCTCATTAGAAACCAAGAAGACGTCTTCGACAATAGCGGCGTCTTCTGAGGGAATATCACCGACTCGAACCAACTGAATCAGGTTGGCAAACTCAGTGTTAACAGGGCTGACAGTCGTCGTGCTGCTGTTGATCTTTGCGCCCCGTAAAAAGGGGCGATCGACCATCATCGGTTGTTTATTGGTTGAGGTCGATGCCACTGTGTTCTCCTAGTTTGTTTCTAGTTTAATTCGTAAAAAGCAAGATCAACGCCGATCAAAACGAGGATCGTAACTTGCGCGAGCCTCTATGTCGCGGTCCCGAATATCACCCTCAAAACGAATACGTTGGGCCATCGGAGACATGCCAGCTCGCATAGCTGCTTCTGAATCTTGAGCGATTCGAGCTGCGATTTGATCTTGAAGGGATTCCATCATCGCAGAGCTAGCGATCCGAAGTTCAGGCTGCGGGCGAGGAGTAGCTGCATCACGCATATCAGCAGCCCCTTGAGCCATTGTGGCTTCTTCAAGTGTTCCACCCATTGCCGCCGGAGCCATCATGCGTTCTGCTTCTGCTTCTCCTGCGCCCACAGCGTTAGCCATGTCGTCAGATCCAAGCTCACTTGTTAGACGCTCGGTGACAATAGATTCACCGGTTTGTTGAGATTGAGGAGCAGCCGCTTCCCGCTGCTGTTGCTCATAAAGAGAAGCAGCTTGAGCAAAAGCTCCAGACGTCACATCATTTACAAACTGATCACGAGCAGCTTCATATTCCGCGATTGATCCATAAGTAGAAGGATCACGAGGAGCGTTCTGAAGAACAAGCTGTCCGTAAATTCCACCCTGCTGAGAGGCGTCTGCCACTACGGTTGAAATAAGCTCGTTGAGCTGAGCTGACTCCTGAGAGTTAAGAGAGGAGGTTGCTTCATCAGAAGCAGGCTCAGCTACTCGCTTGTTTTCTGCATCGCGGAAGATGCGATCAAGACCGATAGCTAAAGAGCCTGCGCCCACAGCTCCCGTAATCCGAGGATCGATCTGAGAAAGATCCGTCATCTGAACACCCATAGGACGCATGGGGTCAGGAATGTTCGGTGCGGTTGAGGGAGCGGGATTCATCTGACCCATCATTCGACGGGTGCCCTCTGGATCAAGATCCATTGCACGCTGACCCTCAGCTCCCCGATAGCGAGGAACTTCAGGAGCATCGATAAAGTCTCCGAGATTACGGCGCAACATTGCTTCAACAACATCTGCGCTCTCAGAACTTTTGGCAGGGCTATACATCTGACCACCTTTACCCGGCTGGGTGAAAGGAATCCTCAGCTGCGCCTCGACCTCAAACCCTTCAGCAGCACGAGGTTCAATAGCACCAGGCTGAAGTTGTGCGCCACCTGCATTGCCTCGGGTGTAACCAGGCTCCATGCGAATAGGTCCTCGTTGAAGAGGAACCTGTGAGCTAGGAGGTTCACTTACTGCACGAGCACCATCAACAAATTCAGGTTGAGGTGCTCGTCGTGGTAGTTCAGGTAACTCTCTGACGCCCATACGCAGGCCGCGTTCCTGATTCATTACGTCTTGAATCGGACTACGCGGAGGTGCTGCCTGCTGAAGAACCTCGCGAGTCCCGCGCATCCCCAACATATCCACGAGACCTTCGAGTAAAGGCCGAAGCACTGGACTGTTTGCTAACTCCCGCGCAGCCTTAGACACAACGAATTACAGCAATATTTACTTGTACTTTAGCGCCAATTAGCTTGGAAATATAAACGGTCAGATCGTGATACATCAGGAGGTCCAGGAATCGCTTGAATAAATTCTCCGCCGGATCTTTCAAAACGATATCTGGCTGCTACGGGGTCTCGATAATTAGGAACGTAAAGTTGTTGAGCTAAACGATCGCACTCATACATATAGTTTTCGCGCCAGATTCGTGCAGTCTCACGTTTATCTTGAATGTTGATCGAACGCGAAACGTCACCCAGGATCGTTTCCTGACGACTTGTAGCTCGTCCGTCAGCTAATTCTGTGAAACGCTCAGCTTCCTCACAACGCTCAATTTGCTGAACAATCTTGTCGTTGTAGAACTCACTTGGAATACTGTTACAAGCCTCTACTAATCTTGCGTAGTCACCGGCAGGAACAGTAGCAATATTATAAGCAAGATGATAAGCAACTCGACTAAAGTTATAATCATCTAGTTTGTAACCAAATACTTGAGCAGGGTTACGGGTGATCTGGTTGATCGCCGCGTAAATAACTTCACGCTTCGCAGCGTCGGTAGTCGTGGCGTTGAATGTGACACCCTGTTGAGCAAGATAACTTTGAATCTGCTCTAGTTCACTTTGACTTAATTGCGCCACGATCTACCTAACATTTTCTCTTATTCTACGTAAACTTCGCCGGTCGAAAAAACTTCATCCCAGTCAATGCGTTTGACAGCTTTCAGTTGATCGAGCTTAGAAAAACGTTCACCGGGAAGTCCCTGGCGAAGTTCGATAATTTCCTTGGCGGTTTTGATACCCACGCCGGGAAGTACTTGAGTCAAGCCTTCAGCAGTCAAGTTGTTGAGATTGACGCGATTGTCTGAAGGAACCTGAGGTTTGACTACGACAGGTTCCTTCTTGGCAGAAGTTACCTTCCTACGATTACGACGATTACGTGAAGGAGCTTCTTCGGCCTCAGCCTCTGTGTTTTCTACAAGCTCTTGAACCTGATCTTTATGCGCGAAAAACACCTTGCCTGAGGTGTCAGACCGAACCATATAGTACTCACCTTCGTCATGGATTGACAAGACAGTGACTTT